CACAAGGAATAAGAGCTCCCAAAGATTTAGCGTTGAGCCTCTTTGGTTCCGCCGCAAAAATTGCATCAGGTGTTTTTGAAATACGGAATGCCATAGAAAAAAACATCGCTTTTTTTAGAATAAAACATAACGAAAAAAATACTTTGTTTTGTTTTTTAAGCGAACACAAATATGCATCTCAAATTGATGCCGTAACCATCAAACAGGCAGCCACAAAAAAAGAAGCGGAAAATTTATATAGAACTTCAGCTCTTTATGCCGCAGCTCTTTTAATTCCCGGTATAAATTCTATTACATACGAAAAAGCTTCAAACATTTTTAGTTTGTATGACAGGCTTGAAAAAAGTATTGACTTAAACGATCCTGATGTATATTTTGCCGTTAGCGAATTAAGGTCGGCAGTCTCGCAATCTTTAATAGAGCAAAATTTAACTGAAGAGCTATCTATCAATGTTTCAGGAATGCCCTTATTGGCTCTTGCTCATTATCTTGGTGTTCAAGAAAATATATTACGTGAATTAAACAGGATTGAAGATTCCTTCATTGTGAGGGGAAAGATTAATTATGTCTAGGATAGTAGTAAATGCAGCAAAGGCCGGAACAGATATTTTTAAGCCTCTTATTTGGAACCGGATTCAGATTACAAAATCTCTTGATGAAATATGCCATAGTTTAAGCCTTGAACTTCCCGTAAGTCAAAAAGAGCTTATTTCGGTTCACGATAAAATCGAAGTCCGCTTTTATAATAAATATATAACTCATGCAGGCGGAAACCTTAGAGTAACAACCGTATTGATTGATGAAATAACCGACATGACCGACTCCGGCCGAAAATACATAACCGTTTTAGGACGCTCACCTGCCCGCGATATAATAGATTCTTCTTGGTCAGGAAAAGCAGGAGGTTCCGACTTATTAACCGTAACACAATCTATAGCTTCCAAATTCGGTATTAAAGTTCATCATCTTCCTAGGGGTAAAAACGACACTGAAACAGTTCCCTCGTTTGAATGGGATTGTGAATCTCCTTGGACTCAATTATTGAATGCTGCCGATAATCAAGGCTATGTCATTACATCGAATGAAGCAGGAGATTTGTATATTACAAAATCGGGCCGGAATGCAGATTATTGGGGTTTTATTATTGCAGAAGGTATGAACATCAAATCAATTGAAACAACATATTCCGGTGCAGAACAATTCCATGAGTATATAGTTGTATCAAGCGGCGTAAAAGGTCAGGCAGTAGACAGCCTCTGTAAAAATAAGAGAGTTCTTACCATAAATCTATCCGATTTTAAATTGGATCAAGAAAAAGCTAACCGCAGAGCTCAAATCGAGTTATTCCGCCGAAGGAAAAAAACTACCAAAGTTACAATATCGGGCTGGGGTTTAACCGATGAGCAGATCAAAAGTTTTGGAGACACAACCGAAAAAGAATTATTCTTTAATCCCAACTTTCTAATTCCCGTTTATATACCAAGTTCGGGCCTTGACAGTAAAATGATGATTAATGAGGTGGAGTATCGTGCAGAAAGAGATATATTTGACTGCACGGTCAGTTTGGTAAATCCTGAAGTTTATATGGGTAAGGAAGGAACCTCGATAGCTGCAAAAAAAAGCGGTATAAAAGGAAAAGGTTCTCTTCTTGAAGAAATCGGACGAAAACACAATATTACACCTTTAAGGATGAACTGATGGGGCTTTCTGATATTTATGCCAGGCTGCGTAATATTCTCAATACAGCTTCTTTCAAAAAAAGAGAAGATAAAACAGTAACTGTTGAGTCCGATTTTAGCCGAACGATTGAAACTGAAGAATTTTTCCCTTACGGTTTTTTTGCAAAAGCTAAAAAGGGGCGAGCCGTGATTTTAAACCAGGGAGGTAATGCCGGTTCCTATATTTTGCTTCCGGTATCTTCTATTGAGGGGGTGCCTGATTTAAAGGATGGGGATGCAGTTCTTTGGTCAGAAGACGGCGGAAAGGTAATAGTCCGAGCAGATAAGACTGTAGAGCTTAACGGTATAGACTTCGGCGGCCTAATTAAAATACAGGAACTAAAAAAAGAGCTTGAAAAAACCAATACATTTTTAAAAGCCTTTGTAAATGTTTTAAAGGTTCCTGTTACTGAGCAGGGAAACGGTTCTCCATCGGTTTTTCAGGCTACGTTGAATGGAGTACTAAGCTCTTTACCTCTTGCCGATTTTTCGCAAATTGAAAATGAGAAGGTTAAACATGGACAAGGCTAATCCTGTAAGACTGGAAGATTGGACGGATATTCAAGAGCTTGTCGCTATGAGCATCGGCACAGACAAGGGCTTATGGTGGGCAGATCCTTCTTTCGGTTCCGAATTATGGATTTTAAGGCAAGAGGGAAAAGTTGATGCCAGCACGGCAGGAAAGGTTAAGACTATGATTTTAGAATGTACCGACTGGTTAAAACGGGACGGTATAGTTAAAGATATAACCTGTGAGGCTCAACGCCTTGGAAAAAATGAAATAGGATACACTGTTACGGTTTTAAAGCCTGACGGAAAAACCTTATTGGTAAAGGATGTATGGAATGGGATTAACTAGAGAAAGTCTTCCGGTCTTACTCGACCGAATGT